GGTAAACAACAATCTCCTCCACCATAGACAGCTCTTGCTCCAGAGCCTCCACTTCTGAAAGTATTAGCAATGGCTCCTTTCTTGGGTGGAGCAATAGTTCCACCAGATCTAGCTCGTCTTAAAGCGTGATTAGTTACATTAAGATGTGTTTTATCATTAGATTTAAATGAAAAATCTTGTGCTTCTTTATTAGTAGATCCAGATCCAATAGCTCTATTTTTAATACGTTGAATATACTGATCATGAGCGACGACCTGACTTTTTTTTCCATTAACTTGTGTTGAGGAGACTTGTTTAGAATGTCTGCTTCTCATGGAAGGTTGAATACTAGAGCTAGACCAATTTTTATTAGGAATAGTATCACTACAATTAGGAGTATTGGAATCAACTCTAATAGAGGTTAAATTAGGTCCATTAATAATAGAGGAACAAGTAGGAGCATTTAAAAAAACTTTTCTTCCTTGAGAGAATTTGTTAGTTCCATCTTCATATCTAAATTTTTGAGGCATTCCCATTGGTGCTTGAGTAATTCCAGTATTTATATGATTTTGTTTGAGAGGAAAAGAAGCTGGTCCTCTAAATTTTGGAGTATAAAAATTATTATCAAAAATCATTATATATTTATAATATATTTTTATAAATATAATAAAATTTAATTTTACATGCGGACTCTTGCTAATGCAGTAGCTTGAGATTGTCCTGATTTCAAGTCTCCGCCAAAACTCTTATCATTATAAGTAGCATTTTGAGCTCTAAGTTTTTTAAATTTAATAAAATCAGAAGAGTCGTAAACATATTTTGGATTACCAACAAATGTAGCATTTCCAGCTCTGTTAACACCATCACCAGTTACAGGGAATCCAGGATGAGGTCTAGCCCCAGTTCTTCCATATAATTGATTAGAAATAATTCCCCATTTAGGATTAGCTGCTTGTCCTCCTCCAACTAGAGAAGTTACTAAATCTCCAGCACTATAAGCGGCTCTAAATTGACCACAAATAGAATTTTTGTAAGTTAAAGGAGAAACTCCATTGCCGATACCTTTAGAAGCCCAATCTCTTCTAGAATTACCGAAAGCCTGTCTTAAAATAACTCTAGCTTCTCCTCTAGCTCCTCCACCTTCCATGCCAGTCCAGCTATGTGGACCAGCACTACCACCGAGTAATTGACCAACTCTAATATTAGGAATTTTTCCAAGATTTCCTAAAGGAACACTTCCAGGCATTCCTCCTCCTAAGATACTGGGTGTTTTATCTAATAAATAGCCAGACATATAGTATTATAGGATATAAAAAAATTTAATTAAATATTTAGATTTTTATTTTGATAGAATTCTTGGTGCAATATTCATAGATATTAATTCTTGCATCATTAATTTACATGCATAAGGAATTTCTATATATTTAAAATCTGTTCTATTTTGACATGTTTTACAAAGGTGAATATTTTTTTGATTATTAAATGAAGCAATTAAACCACATTTATTACAAACATGTACTGAGAATGAATCTGATGAATCATAAAGACGTTCTTTAACAAATCTAGCAGCTCCGTGAGATGCCATACAATCTCTTTCCATTTCTCCAAATCGAAGACCACCATCTCTAGATCTACCTTCAGCAGGTTGTCGAGTTAAGTTAACCATAGGTCCAATACTTCTAGAATGTTGCTTATCACTAACCATATGTTTAAGTCGTTGATAAAAGGCGGGTCCAATAAATACAGAACTTTCTAGTTGTTCTCCAGTAAGACCACTATATAATACTTCATTTCCATTGGATTCATATCCACATTTTTGAAGTTCTTTTTTAATAGTAGTAATATCAAGATTACCAAAACAAGTTCCATCACCAAATAAACCTAATTGAATTAAAACTTTTCCTAAAAGTGTTTCTTTTAATTGTGCAATAGTCATTCTACTAGGAATTGCATGTGGATTAATAATAATGTCGGGTTTAAGACCATCTTTAGTAAAAGGCATATTCATTTCAGGAATGATATTACCAATAGTACCTTTTTGTCCATGACGAGATGAAAATTTATCTCCAATAATAGGTTGACGCAAAGTTCTTACTCTAACTTTACAAAAATTATATCCATCACCATTTCTATCAATTAGATTTTGATCGACATAGGTTTCTTCATTAGTTCTAAAAATTCTACTTTCATCAGTAAATTTAATAACTTTAGTAGGATCATTTCTATTTTCTTTAATAGGAATAGTTTTTGCAATGATAATATCTCGATCTTCTAAAAGTGTATTTTCAGGAATAATTCCTTTAGAATTAACTTTTGCATAATTAGCAAATTTAATGCCTTTAGTTTTTGATTTATCAGGTTTACATCTTATTTCTTCATCTCCATGAATTTTTTTATCTTCATCTTTTTCAGTATGGAAGATTGAGGCTTGAAATAAACCTCGATCAATAGAACTTTTATTAAATAAAATACTATCTTCCTGATTATAGCCTGTATGTGTTATAATTGCTACAATTACCATTGATCCAGATGGAATCTCATTTAATCTTAAAAGATTCATAATTCTTGTATCAACTAAAGGTCTCATTGGGTAAGAGAGAACGTAGGCAGTTTTATCCATTCTTTTATCATAATTAGTTACATATACTCCCATAGCTTGTTTACCCATAGCACATTGATATGTATTTCTAGGAGATTGATTATGATCAGGAAAAGGAATACAAGAAGCTAAAATACCGAATATAGTACTAGGATGAATTTCAGAATGAGTATATTTGTAAATAAAATTATCATCTTTAATATTAAGTTTATTTAGATTAAATGCAATTAGGGATGAATTTTGTTCATCAGGGTCAATATATTCAATAATACTTTTATCTTCATTTTCTAAGACTAATTCTTCCCATTTCAATTTATCTTGTTTAATTTTTTGATATAATTCGGGAGTTAAAAGAGATTTATTATCTTTAATTTTAAATAGAGGACGGGTAAGTCTTCCAGCATCATTACAAACTCTAATTTCTAAATCTTTATAATTAAATACAATAGATGTGTAAATATTAATAATACCTTTATATTTTTTATCTTTTAAAGAATTATATAATTCTTCAGGATTTTTTGCAACACCAATCCAATTTCCATTAATAAATACTTTAACTGATTTATATAATTTTTCATCATCAAGATCTTGATGTTCTAAAATTAAGTCTTCAACATATTGATATAGATTATGACTAGTTGAACTAATAGTAATATGTGTTAGATAAGATAAATTTTTAACAATACCAACTGATGCACCTTCTGGAGTTTCAGCAGGACATAAATATCCCCAGGATGAGTTATGTAGTTTTCTTGGAGGTACAAGTTTACCACTTTTATCAATTGGTGTATTTATTCTTCTAAGATGACTTAAACTAGATATGTATGTTAATCGATTTAATACTTGGGCAACACCTACTTTATTACTATTAGTTTGTTTAATACCAAAGTCACCAGTAGCTAAAGCTCTTTTAAGACCATTTTCAATAGTGGTTGATTTAATAATTTTGTAAATATTAGTGAAATTAATAATATTTTGATAGTCTTCTTGTGATCTCCAAGAACCATTATTAATCTCTCTAACAATTTGTTTTTGCATATCTTTTACTAATTTATTAAAATAATTTCTAAAAAGATTATTTAAAAGAATTCCAGTAAGATCAATTCTTTTATTAAGATAAGAATCTCTATCATCTACATTTTTTAATCCAATGGAAACCTGTAAAAGTTTATTTGTCATATAGCCTAAAAAGTAAATTTTTTGAGTTTTAGTTTTACAATGTGGAAAGAGATCATTATTAATAACATCTTCAGTAAATTCATGTTTTTTTTTCATTCCAGTTTCTTTATCCATATTTAATGGTGTAAATATAACTTGACTCATTATATAATTAAAAGCAGATTCTTGAGTTAAATAATTATTTGCATCAATAATACTAGCTTGAAGTAAATTTAATAAAGCACTGTTGGAATTATGATTAACATCTAAAAGAATTTTTTGACAAATCGCTTTATCAGTAATTATTCCTAATGCTCTAAAAATTACAAATAATGGAATGGGTTGTTTAATTCTAGGAATTTGTAAATATAGTGTATTACCAAATCCACTATTTTTTGAACTAATCATTAATGAAATTTGTTTTGGAGAAATACATTTCCAATCAGGAACTGATTTAATTTCAGCTAACCAACTCCATTTAGTATTATTTTTTGAAATATTAAAACAATAAACTTTATTTTCTGCTGCTCGTTCTTGACCTAAACAAGTTTTTTCAGATCCATTAATAATAAAATAACCTCCAGGATCTAGATGACATTCTCCAGTTAAAGCAGCAGTATTGTGTTTGTATTGATTTAATACGCAAATATTAGATTTTAACATTATAGGAATTTTTCCAATATGGATTTTTGGTAATACCTTATAAATTGTATGTATATTTTCAAGTTTCTCTCCTGATCGAATTTGATATTTAATATTGATATCTACAGTCATTGTAGAAGAATATGTAAAATTTCTTAATCGAGCTTCTTGTGGAAACATTAATTTTGTAGCACCATTATTTTCATGAATTTGGGGTCTATGTATATTTAAATTTTCAAAAGTTATAAAAATTTCTAGTTTATAAAGTTTTAATTCTTTATTATAATCATTTTCAGAAGATATATTAACAGGATTAAACATTTCTATAGTTTTTGGAATTTGACAATTTATAAAATTATTATAAGATTCAATTTGATGTCTAATTAATTGTTGTAAATGTTTTCCTTCAAAATATTTTTTAATTACAGCCCAACTAATATCTTCATATTCTTTTTCATCAATATTCATCTTCTTTTTGATAGATTTTTATGTTTAAATTATTTCAATTTACCATTAAAATTCTATTAAAAAGAAAAATATATATTAAATAAAAATGAAAATAGAAATAAAAAAGAATAAGAAAAAATTATGTCATGTATTAGATAGTAATAAACCGAATAAGATAAAAAAAAATGTTATTTCTTTTAGAGAAGTAAATTATTTATTAAATAGCTATAATAATAATTATAGAGATAATTTGGCATATATTTATGAAAAAAATAAAATTTATTCTGGAAATTTAGATGATATAGAAAATAATATAATTAATATAGTAATTGATAAAAAAGTTAAAAAATTACAAGATTTAATAGACATAATTGATTTATATCCAATAAAAAAAAATATTAATTATAATATTAATTTAAATGGTTTAAATAAAATAAAAGTTGATTTGATAAAACTTAATAATATGATTGGATTAAAAGAATTAAAATGTAATATAGTTCAACAAATTTTATATTATTTACAAAATTTACATAATTTTGATCAAGATCAAAGAGATTTTATGCACACAGTTTTATCAGGACCACCGGGAACAGGTAAAACTGAAGTTGCAAAAATTATAGGAAATATATTTTCTAAAATGGGAATATTAAAAGAAAATAAGTTTAAAAAAGTAACTAGGGCAGATTTTGTAGCCGGATATTTGGGTCAAACTGCATTAAAAACTAAACACTTAATTGAAGATTCATTAGATGGAGTTTTGTTTATTGATGAAGCTTATGCATTAGGTAATCAAGAAAAAAGAGATAGTTTTGCAAAAGAAGCATTGGATACATTATGTGAAGCTTTAAGTAATTATAAAGATAGATTGATGGTAATTATCGCTGGTTACGAAGATGAATTAAATAAATGTTTTTTTAGTTACAATGCAGGTTTGGATTCTAGATTTATATGGAGATACAAAACAAATGAATATAGTGGAGATGAACTTATGAATATTTTCAATAAAAAATTATTAGAAATTGGTTGGACATTAAATATTAAAGAAGATAAATTATTAGATTGGTTTAATTTAAATAAATACAAATTTTCAAATGCAGGTAGGAGTATGGAAACATTATTAACAAAAACAAAAATAGCTCATAGTGTAAGAATATTTGGATTATCTGCAAAATTTAGAAAAAGTTTAACTTTAGAAGATTTAGATGCGGGGGTAGAAGGAATGAATTTTACAGAGGAAGATAATAAAAATTATATATGTTCGCTATATTCGTAAATGTTTTGTCTAGATTAATTTTAAATATGTATGAAAATAAAACAAAAAAAGTAATTGAAATAAATCCTGATTTATTTACTTTAAAAAAAACAGTAAAGAATAAAAAAGATAAAAAAATAAAACCTAAAATGCCTGTTCAATCAAATCAAGTAAAGAGAGAATTAATGAAGAAAATTAAAGATTATCAAAAAAAAAGTCAAGATAAAATTAATAGAGATGAAAAAAATAAAATTTTGGAAAAAGCAGAAAATTCTAAAAATGATACCAGTGATAGTAGTGATGGAATGATATTTGATGATGAATTTAATAATTCTTTAAATTTTTTACAAGAATTATCAAAAGATAAATATCAAGAAAAAATAAGAAAACAGACACTTAAAAAACAAAGATCTGAATCAAAATCAAATGAAATAAGTTTAGAACTACCAAAAGAATTTAATATTGAAAAAAATATTGAAAAAAATGAGAAAGAGAATGAAAATGAGAATGAAAATAATAATATAGAATTTAAACAAGATTTAGATAAAATTTTAGATAAAGAAACATTACCATATGGTTGTTTAAAGGGTGGAACTAAACCTACATTTAGAGAATGGAAAAGACAAACTCAAAAAAAACCATTGGATATATCTGAAAATCTTGAAAGTCGATTAAAAATTAATCTTGAAAAAGATGATAATTTACCAACTAGAGAGAAATCAGATTTTAGTATTCGACAAAATAATTTAAGAAATTTAAGAGAAGAGTATTTAAATAAAGATAAAAATGTTCAATTAGAAAAAAAAATAGTTCCAGTAATCGATCGAAAAGTTAAAACCACAAAATATAAATTAGGTAAAAATGGAAAGAAAATAAGTATTTTAATTAAAAATAATAATACAAGAAAAACAGTAAAAGAAGATTTAACTAAATTAAAAAAGAAATCAATAATTGATATTAAAAATTATTTAAGAAAACATAATTTAATAAAAATAGGTTCAAGTGCACCAAATGATGTATTAAGACAGATATATGAGCAATCTATTTTAGCCGGTGATATAAATAATAAAAATAATAATAATTTTTTATCAAATAATTTATAGTTATTTTTTCATAACTTTTAGTAATATATATAAGCCTAATATTCCTAAAATGATAATCCATATTTCAGTTAAATTTTTTTCACTAAATAATTCTTCTTTTTTATTATCCATATTTTGAAATCCTTCTGCACCCATTCCTGGTGGTGCTTCCCCACCTTTTATTGAACAAGCACAAGGACCCATTAAAAGCGAATTTCCAGTTACAGAATTAGCATCTCCAGTACAGGGTATTCTTACACCAGTCCAGCGAGATAAATCAGTTTTATTCCATTGACTCCAATTTTTAATTTCAGGAGGTACAAGTCCAGGTGGAGGAATACCTCCTGCCTGTGTTACAGCACATGGATCCATATTTTGTAAATCTGTTATTGTTAAATATCCTGACGCATCTACTACATTTCCACAATTATCAATTGTTGGTAATACTACATGTAAACAATCAGGTGCTCCACCTCCCATTAATCCTTCTGCAAATGCTATTGGATTCAAGACTTCAAGATTAGAAGCTACACCAGGAACAAGACCACGCAATGCTGTAAAATCTTGATCATTGGCTGCGGCACTTAATAATGGAATATTACCTACAGGGATATTATTAACAAATATAGATCTTGGAACTAATGAACCTGATATATCTGCTTTAACATCTGTACATGTTGCTCCAGTTTCCATCATAAATGAATTTCCCAAAGGTCTTTGATTAATTCCTTCACCAGCTATTGTTAATTTATTAGCTCTTGAAGGACCAGCAATTAATAAAGCAATATAATCTCCTATAGCAGCAACATCATTACCAAATTGCCACATATTTCCAGAAACAGCTAATTGCATATCTTGAGGACTTCTAATATGACTTACATAATTAAAACTAGGTCCTAAAAATGATTTCTGACATGTCATATTAGAGCCACAAGCTGGAAAAGATTCTGGACAATCAGCATCAACTGTACATTTTTGACCATTTGTATTAGGATCACTCATAATAAATATATATAATATAATTATTATATTATAAAATTTTGATTTTAATTAATTAACCAGACATAGCAAATCCATCTGGCGCACATTGAGGCTGTGAACAATTAGTAGGTGCAATTGGAATATAATTTCCTTTATAAAATTCAGGTGTAGATCCATGACCAGACCACCAACTAGCGGGTCTTATTGGATCATATGGTTTATCAGGATCAGTTGACTTAGGATCATTATCTAAATGTGCTGGTGGCGGACCGTTTATTGCACCAGCATGTTTTTTAATAGCATCAGTTATTGGTTTTAAATGACTAGTAGCATGGCTCATAACGTCTAGGGTTTGACTAGTAGCTTTTCTACCAAGTTGAGTTCTTCTGGCTTCTACTTGAATATTAAAATTTTTTAATTCTTGTGATAATTTATATTCTCTATTGCTTAAGCTATCTAATTGTGATTCTAAGTTTTTTGTAGCAGCTTTATTTTCATGATCAATATTTATTATTTTTAAAAATCCACTATCTTGTAAATTTTGTATATTTTGTTGACTTTGCTTTCGTATTTGTTGAGGAGTTAATTGAGAAGGTTGTTGATTATTATTAGGATTTTCAAAATTTTCTATATTGTTAAAATATACTATTTCTTTATAAACTATATATAAAGATAATACAAATGATAAACAGAGAAAAAATATCATAAAAATATTTTTATGTTTATATATTAGTTTCATATATAGTATAAATATATATTTTTTTATAATTAGGCAGATTTATAAAGATATATTTGTTAAATAGAGGTTATTATCAGGTAGAATTAGTGGAATCAGAAGCAACTGAAGCAGTTAATTGTTTTTGAAGAAGCTGTAAAAGTTTTTCATTAGCAGCTTGTCTATTATTAAGATCATCTATTTTGCTTTGAATAGAAGTTAGATCACCTACTTGTGTAAAATTAAAATCTATTTGTCCAGGGAAATTTTTAAAATCAATTACATTTTCTGAATCAAAAGACTCAATAATTTTAGGAGATAAAGAATAAAAATATTCAAAAATTAAGTAAATGAATATAAATATAAATAAATAAATAATTAAATCTTTGAGAAATAACATTAGTATATATTATATTAATATATTTTTATTATAATAATATATATATGTCCAAATATAACTCATATACCTATATGTGGCAAGAGCAACCTTATAAACCTTGGAAAGGTGATTTGGAAGGAAATTTATTTAATGTATTAACAGGTATTCTTAAAAAACCAATTAATAATGCGGTTCCTACTGTTTCTGGAAGTGGTACTAAACAATCTGGAAGATTAAAACCTCCACCTAGAGCGACTTCAGAACCTGCTGTAACTGTTGGAAGAAATAGTAGAGTTGCCAATTCACAAAATAATAAATTATCATCAAATTTAAATCCTAAAATTTCTGGAGGAGTAGGTGTTAGAGAAAGAAATTTTGGACCACAACCAATAAAACACTGGAGATTACAATTAAATACTGTATCTTATGATAAAGATGGTATTGTTAAATCTGGAGTATATAATAAAAAAAGTGTTGCTAATTTTATAGACCGCCCTGGTTCTTCTTATATTAATATTAAAAAAGATAATCAAAGAAGTTTAGATAAATGTGATGCGTGCGATCCTAGTGGAAATGGACAGTTTGGAATTCAATATTTTAATAGAGAGAAATTATGGAATATTGATATAAGTTTTAATTATCCCAATGATACCATAAAACCTCAAGATAATCTTGTTAATCCAGGAAGACCAGCATGTGTTGCATGTAATCCAGAAAATAATATTATAAGATCAGCAGTAACATTACTTAATAAAAATTATTATTCAGATACCAAAGCATATTTAAGAAGTAGATGTAAAACATATGATCAAAAACTTAATATAACAAAATTAGCAAATCCAAAATCATTATATTTAGCAGGTACTACAACTCCTGCCTGGCCAAGTGATGAACAATGTGGAGTTCAAACATTCATTATTGGTACTTGTCCTGATAAATGTCAATCAGGAGCAGAATTATGTGGAGATAATATTCCACCAAAACCAAATCGAGCAACAGCAATTTATAAACCAAGTAATAGACCTTTTGCTCAGCGAGGACCAGTTGAATCTAGTACAAGAATAGAAAAATTAAGATTTGATACAATTAATACAAATGCTGCTTCATTTAATAAGAATTATGGTAGAGCAGCAGCTAATGCGGTATCTTATACAAATAATACAGGTGGAGGTTACTTTGTTAAAGATAGTCAGGCTTTTTGTAGTCGAAATAAAAGTCAATTTGTAAGAAGAGGAAACAAAAATGTATGTACACCAACTCCACAACAATTGGGATATTTATCAATACCAGGAAGATTTTATGGATGCAAAGGATGGGGACAATCGCTATGTGCAGTACCAATAGTTTTTGGTGATAATTAAATAATATTAAATTATAAATTAAAAATAATTTTTAATTTATAAATAATGAAAATTATAATTGATAGTCGAGAACCAGAAAATTTTTTGTCTTTAATAAAAGACAATGTTAATAAAAGTATAGATTTGGATATTTCTACACAGAATTTAGATATTGGTGATTTTCATATTTATAGAAATAATGAGGATGAATATCCATCAATAATAATTGAGAGAAAAAGTTTAAATGATTTAATTTCAAGTATTAAAGATGGTAGATATAATGAACAATCATTTAGATTAAATAATCATTTATTGCATAATCATAATATATATTATTTGATAGAAGGTTCAATTGAATATATTAAAAATAATCAAAATAAACAAATGATTTATTCTTCTATATTTACATTAAGTTATTTTAAAGGTTTTTCAATAATTAATAGTAATAATATAAATCAATCTGCTAATATAATTATAAGATTTATTGAAAAACTTTATAAAGAAAATACTAAAAATTGTTTTTATAATAATAAAAGAGATTTTATTGAAGAATCAAAAAATTATAGTGAAGTAATTAAAGCTCAAAAAAAATCAAATATTACAAAAGAAAATATATTGGAAATAATGTTAATGCAAATTCCTGGAGTTAGTATTAATGTAGCACAAATAATTAGTAATAATTTTAAGAGTTTAAAAAATTTAATAGAAAATCTAGAAAATAATCCAGATTGTCTATATAATTTAAAATATTCGAGTGAAAGTAATAGAAAATTTTCAAAAACAACAATAAATAATATAAAAGAATATCTTCTATTATAAAAAATATTTAATTTATATATAATGGCAAAGAATAATAATTTTTTAACAATAATTTTATATTTAGTAATTATTAGCTGTTTTTCATTTTTGATTTATCATAGTCAAAAAAATATAAAAGAAGGAATGGAAAATTTAACTGATATTAAAAAAGATGAAGATGTTATATTAGGAAGTATTAATACAGAATATGGAACTAATGAATTAAAATCAATTAATGAAACTCCATATACATATTTTCAAGATATTTCTTATGAAGCAGCTGCACCAGGTTGGAAGGGTTGGAATTCCATAGCGCCTGTAATGGGTGGTTCACAAATTGATAAGAATTTAATGCAAGCAAAAGTAACAATGGATTTATGTGGAAACTTAGCTAATACTATTGAAAATGTAAATAATCAAAAAACTTTGTTAAGATTAATGGGTATAAATGCAATGGGTGATCATTGGATGTCTTTAAATCCTGAATTTATAAAATATTATAAAGATAAAATGTTTTTTCTAGATGATATAGGAAATTATGTAACTGGTCTTTGTTCTAAAAATAGTAATTGTACATTACCTGGTCAAAGTGGAGGTGGTGGAAATTGGTGGGATTTTGGTTCAGGTAATAATAATGGAAAGAGTGGAGGAGACAATGATTGGCAAAAAAATCTACAAGACTCTTGGAATAAAGATACTCAAAGTTTACAAGATAATTGGAATAAAGATACAAAAGGTTTACAAGATGGTTGGAATAATTTAACTGGAGGATCAAATAGCTAATTTATTGAGCATCTCCTACCCAAATACTTACTTCATCTCCTTCAAATAATCCACGAGCAATATCTCTATTTGCTTGATCTGCACCTACCCAATTATCTTCCATAGCACTATCAAGTATTTTTTCTTGTTTATCATCTTTACTTTTTTTACCTGTTCCTTTTAGATTATTAATATTATGATTACTTTCAACCTGTCCTAGTAAATCAATTCTATCTTTTCCATATAATTTAGGATTTCTTACCTCATCTTTTTGATAAACACCTTCATCAATTTTTGCTTGTGTAAAAGCATGTCCTCCCCACTGGGGATCCATAGGATTAGCACTAACAGATGAATTAGATACAAACATTTTATCTAATGGTGTCATTAAACCTATATACTGATTATCTGGATCATAATCAGCTGGAATTTTTGGACCTTGATTATAGGGCGCTAACATAGCACTACGATTAGCATTAACTAAAGGATGTATATACTTACTTCCTGGTCTAACTAAATCAGTTTGTAATGTAACTTCAGGTTGTTGAAATGGATTTTGTGTTACTTTATATATTTCATTATTTTGAGTATCATATGTAGTATCTAAAAATAATACAGGACAATCAATATTTTGTGATTTTTGCCACTCGTAAAATTCTACATATTCTTCTAAAGATTCAAAAACAACGGGATTAATGCCAGGTACTCTAGCTAAATTAGCATTATATAGATAAATTTTATCATCTTTTTTCATAAGTACATTAGGACAATTTTTTTTAGGAATTTTATTACCACAAGGAACATTATTATTTTTATTTTCAAAATTTTCTATATTAGTCGTTCTAGAATTAGTACAATAAAAAATTAATCCTATTATAAAGATAATTGCTATTATACATAAAATAAAATTTTTCATATATATTTATATGAGAGAAATAATTATTTTATTATTATATAATATATGGAAGTTATTAGATTAACACCAGAAACATCAGGAGAACATAATAAAGATCTATTAAATACTGGAAATTACAAATGTTTTGTAAAAGTATATTCACCTAGTTGTGGACATTGTCAAGCTATGCAACCTGCTTGGGAAGAACTTGAAAATTTAGCAGGTAGTTTAAATGCATCAGGTAAAATTGTATCTCTCCATTCTGGAGTTCAAGATGAATTTAAACCTAAATTTGACATACAAGGATATCCAACTCTTCTTATTATTAATGAAGATGGAACAAAAGATGTTGAATATGAAGGAGACAGAAGTGCAGGTGATTTAAAAAGTTTTATTGAAAAACATTTAGGAGGATCTATGTCAGGTGGAAAACGAAGAAGAAAATCAAAAAAGCATAAAAAGAAATCAAAAAAATCCAGAAAATCCAGAAAATCCAGAAAATCCAGAAAATCAAGAAAATCAAGAAAAAGTAGAAAATAATTTTATTTTAAATTTTTTAACTGTTTTAAAAAATTTATTATTGAATGATAAAAGATAAAATTGAATAATATAAATAAATAAATTTATAATATAATAATGCAACAATCATTCAAATTGTTGGAATTTAATGTTTATGATGATAAGTTATATAGTGAACAAGAAGAGAATATATATGTAGATAACAAAGAATTCTTAGTTCAAATGTTTGGATTAAATGAACAAGGAAAAACAGCATCAATTCTAGTAACAGGATTTAAACCATTCTTCTATGTTAAGGTAGATGATAATTTAACAAATACAGGATTAAAATTATTTACAAATAATATTAAAAATGAATTAGGAAATTATTATAAAGATTCATTGGTATCAGCTACATTTGTTTCAAGAAAAAAATTAGATAAATTTGATGGAGAAAAATATCATAAGTTTATTTGCTTAAAATTCAAAAATACTGGAGCATTTAATAAAGCAAAAAAATTATGGTATACAGATACATATAAAAATGGTACATTTGTATCAAGAAAATTGAGCGAAGAAGGTTATATATTTCCTAGTGAAGATGAAAATATTAATGGACAAACATTTATTTATGAAAGTAATATACCAACTGTTCTTAGATTATTTCATATTAAAGAAATTAGTCCTTCAGGATGGATTCAATTACCATTAAAAAAATCAACCAAAATTAAAAATAAAACAACTTCTTGTGATTATGAATTTGAAATAGATTATAAGTATATAATTCCTTTACCCAATAAAGAAAAAGTTGTTCCATATAAAATTGTTAGTTTTGATATTGAAGCAAGTAGTAGTCACGGAGATTTCCCTTTAGCACAAAAAGATTATAAAAAATTAGCAATGGATATACTTGATGTATGGGAGAAAAATGAAAATTTAAGAAATAAAGAAGGACTAGAAAAAATGATATTAACTGCTTTTGATTATCAAAGTATAAAAGATATTAATTTAGTATTTCCGAAAAAAAATATAACACGAAATGAGGTTATACAAAAATTTAATAAATGGATAGAAATAAAACCAGCTTTGGAAAGTTTTTCAGGATTTGTATTAGAAGATGAATCATCAGAAAGTGAATGTAATGAATTAGATGTGGTTGAAAATGAAAATACATATAAAAAAAAAAGTTATATTAAAAATTATCAAAATAAAGAAGGAAATATTATAGATTTATTAATAGATAATTGTGGAAGAGATACAAAAATTAAAGAATTAACAAAAACTCTTAGCAAAAAAGGATTATTTCCAGAATTAAAAGGAGATAAAGTAACATTTATAGGATCTACTTTTAAACGTTTTGGTGAAAAAGAAGAATATCTAAATCACATTATTGTTTTAAAAGGATGTACGTTACCTGATGGTGTAAAATATACTTGTGTTGAAACTTATAATACAGAAAAAGAAGTAATATTAGCATGGACAAATTTAATACAAAGAGAAGATCCTGATATAATAATCGGTTATAATATTACAGGTTTTGATTTTGATTTTATGGATAAAAGAGCACAAGAGTTAGGATGTAGACACGAATTTTTACAATTAGGAAGAAATTTAAGTAAACCTTGTTTAACAAAAGATTGGAGAACAAATCGAGAAGATATTGAAACAAATAAAATTAAATTAGCAAGTGGTGAATATGAGCTTAGATATATTAATATGGTAGGTAGATTACAAATAGATTTATTAAATTATTTAAGAAGAGAATTTCAATTAAGTTGTTATAAATTAGATTATATTTCTGGATATTTTATTGGTGATTCTGTTAAAAAAGTAGAAATTATTGACGATACAACAAAAATTTATACAAAAAATATTAAGGGATTAGATCAAGGTAGTTATATAAGATTTCAAGAAGTTAGTTTCAGTGTAAATCCATATAAAGGTGGTAAAAAATTCAATATAATTGAAATAAATACAGAAGAGGGATATTTTGTAATAGATGGAAAAGAAGAATTAGATATGAAAAAAAAAATTACCTGGGGTTTAGCTAAAGATGATGTTGGTCCTCAAGAAATCTTTAAATTAGCAAATGGTTCTGATAAAGATAGAGGAATAATTGCAAAATATTGTTTGAAAGATTGTAAAAATACATTAGATGTATTAGAAAAAATTGATGTTATAACTTTTTATGTAGAAATGTCTTGTTTATGTACAGTTCCAATGAATTATTTAGTTAATAGAGGCCAAGGAATAAAGTTACAAAGTTATTTGGCAAAAAAATGTAGAGAAAAAGAAGTATTAATGCCTGTTCTTGAAAAATGTGAAGATGATGAAGGGTATGAAGGAGCTATTGTTCTAGAACCTATGTGTGATCTATATTTGAAAAAACCAGTTGGCGTTTGTGATTATAGTTCATTATATCCATCTTGTATGATAAGTGAAAATATATCACACGATAGTAAGGTTTGGACAAAAGAATTTGATTTAGAAGGTAATTTATTAAAAACAACGGGTGATCAAGATAATGAAGGTAATTTTATATATGATAATTTACCAAATTATGAGTATGTAGATATTACATTTGATACATTTAAATGGCAAAGAAAGACCGCTAAATCAGCAGCAAATAAAGTAAAAGTAGGATATAAAACATGCAGATTTGCTCAATTTCCAGTAGGTAGAGGTGTTTTACCATCAATTTTAGAAGAATTATTAGCAGCAAGAAAATCAACAAGAAAACAAATTCCTCTACAGAAAGATGATTTTATGAAAAATATATTAGATAAAAGACAATTAGCTATTAAAATTACAGCAAATTCTTTATATGGTGGAACAGGAGCAAAAACAAGTTCATTCTTTGAAAAAGATGTTGCAGCTTGTACTACAGCAATGGGTCGAACTTTACTAATTTATGCTAAAACAGTTATTGAAGAATATTATAAAAATAGAATTGTTACATTAAAAGATGGTAGACAAGTATTAACAAATGCAGAAATTGTATATGGTGATACAGATAGTGTATTCTTTAATTTTAATTTAAAAGAGTTAGATGGTAAAACTGAAATATTAGGAAAAGAAGCATTAAAAATAACAATTGAAATTTCACAAGAAGCTGGTAAATTAGCAACTAAATTTCTTAAAAAACCACACGATTTAGAATATGAAAAAACATTTTATCCCTTTTGTTTATTATCTAAAAAAAGATATGTCGGAATGTTGTATGAATTTGATATTGAATCTGCAAAGTTAAAATCTATGGGATTAGTACTTAAACGTAGAGATAATGCAGATATAGTTAAAGATATATATGGAGAAGTGATAAATATTTTAATGAAAGGAGGAACTGTAGCAACAGCTATTAAATATGTTAGAGAATGTATGGAAGATATAATAAATGAAAAATATCCTATTGAAAAATTAACAGTTACTAAATCTTTAAGATCTAATTATAAAAATCCAAAACAAATTGCTCATAAAGTTTTAGCTGATAGGATTGGAGAAAGAGATCCAGGTAATAAACCAAAACCAGGTGATAGAATTGAATTTGTATATTTTAAAAATAGTAACAAAAAATGTTTACAAGGTGAAAAGATTGAATTACCTAAATTTATTAAAAATAATAATTTAGATATTGATTATTCACATTATATTAGTAATCAGATTATGAAACCATTACAACAATTATTTGCTTTAGTATTAGAACAAATTAAAGAATTTAGAGAAATTTATGGATATACATGTAATAAATGGAAAATTCAAATTAAAAAGTTAGAAGATAAATGGGATGAAAAAGAAAAATTAAATAAAAAAATTGAAGAATTAAGATGTAAAGAAATTAAAAAATTAATATTTGATGACTATTTAAATAGACTTAAATAAAAATAATATATTATTATTATTATGTCTTTAGATAATTTAGTAATTGACTTACATAATATAAATATTACTGATAATGAAGTTTGTATGATTTGTAGAGAAGAGCTATCAGAAGCACCTGTTTATAAGTTACCTGAATGTGGTCATCAATATCATACTCATTGTATAATATCATGGTTTAGAAATGGAGATAGTAGATGTCCATATTGTGGAAATAAAGGAATAAATCATAAAGAATGTAAAAACTCTAGAAGTAGTGGATATATATGGCGACGAAGAGCTTTTTATCATAGAAATGAACAGGGAGATTTAAAATTATCCGAACTTAAAAAATATTCTAAAAAACCTGAAGCACCAAAATTATTAGTTAGACAATTAAAAAAATTAGAAGATTCTAAAAAAAATTTATCTGATTGTAAAGAAGAATTAAAAACTTTTAAACATAAATTAAAAAGTGAAGCATTAATTTATAGTGAAGCACAAAAAGAATATAGAAAACTTAGATCAAAAAAATGGCAGGCTGAAAGTAATGTTTGTAGAATGAGACAAATAATTAATGAACTAAATATTGTTCCTTTAATTATTCCGCAACCAATAAATTTAAATTAGTACATACATATCTAATTTTTTCATTTTATAATATATGGATGAAATAATAGATTTAATAGATAATTATATAGACGATAAAGATAATATTTCTTTATTAGAAAAATTAGGACAAGATATTAATTCTATGGAAAAAATGATAAATAATTTATATTATCAAAATATTGATGATAAAATTAATGAATTTAATAAAAGAATAATGAAAAATTATTTGATCAAAAAATTATATATATGGAAACAGAATTGCTTTTTTATTAAAAAAATATATAATAATTATAATATTTATAATCAAAGAAAAAATAATTTATATTTATTAATATATTTTAGAGTTTGGAAAGAAAATATAGATAAAAATATACAAGAAACTCAATTAGCAAAAAAAGCTAAATTTAAAAATAGTCAAAAATTATGCAAAGAAAGTATAAATAAAATCTTAAAAAATCAAAAAAAAAATCTAGATGAAAATATAAAATCTTCTATAAATTTCTCTCAAAATATAAATAAAGATAGTAATCTACCTCTTAATGAAAATAATATTGAAAATAATTTCATTAAAAATTTATTAGAAGATGAAAGAATAAGATTAGAATTAAAATTTAAATTATAGAGTATTTTTATAATTATGTTTTATAAAAATACTAATCAAAAGAGTGCTATTAATAATAATAATATAGTTTTTAGAAAATTAGATTTAAAGGTTAATAATATATTAATATTCTCTCCAGGATATACTATTCAATCTGCTATATTATTGAGTAATGTTTTTAATAAATTAAACTTTAAGGCTTTTACTTACAATAATAATTTATTTTCATTAGAATTATTACATTTATGTAAACCATATAATAATATTTATTTTTTCTTTTTTTTTCCTCAAGGTTTATTAGGTAGATATCCTGCAATTGATTTACCCAAAAATAGATATTATTTATATCAATTAGAACAATTAAATCAAAATTTGTTTGGATATCAAAATGTAAATTCTATAGAGAAATTAATAGAAAATTCCATTTATACATTTGACTATTCAGAAATAAATTTACAATTTTATCCCAATTATTTAAAATACAAAATAAAATTATTAGCACCCTTAATACAAATTATTCCTAATTATTATATTAATAAAAGTATAGATATTTTATTTATTGGAACTATTACAGATCGAAGAAAAAAAATATTAGATAAATTACAAGAAAAATATAATATTGTTATTCTTGAAAAGGTTTTTGGAGAGAATTTAAATAATTATATTAAAATTTCAAAAATAGTATTAAATTTACATGCATTTGATAATTCTATATTTGAATTATTTCGTATCCATGATATATTACCTTATAATTGTAATATAATTAGTGAAAAACCAGAATTGCAAAATGATTTATACTGTAGATATAAAAGCTATGTTAATTTTATAGATATAATAAATGATGACTTATCTAACATAAATTTAATAGAAAAAGAGATAAATGATACTTTAGATTTAAATTTATATACTCATAATCGTATAGACTTTATAAAAAGATTAAATTATGATAATATCAATAGTTTAAAAATTTTATTATATGGTAAATCATATATATATTTATTTAATAAATATAATTTAAATTTAAGTGATCCTAATCTTGAATTATCTTATAAATTAATGAGCAGATTTAATATAAATAAAAATAATAAAAATTATGTACATATACATTGTTTTAACTTGAGTGAATTTGATGAATATTTCAAAGAATACATAGATAATTTAAAAAAATATTTTAATATTATAATTACATATTCAGTTAATACTTTAAATATTGAACTTGATAACTTTGTTACTTTAAAAATACCAAATAAAGGAATGGATATAGGAGGAAAAATATTAATGATACAATATTTGTTAGATAATAAATTAGAATATAAATATATAGTATTTTTACATTCCAAAAATGATAAAAAAATTCGTAAAAGATATTTTAAAATTATTGAAGATATAGAAAATATTAATAAATTATTGAAAGATGAAAAATATGATGCTATATTTCCTCATATAAAACATTTTGAAAAATTTGATGAAAATTTTTATCCAAATCATAATTATTTGAAAGATTTTTATAGATTTAAAAATTTAAAAATTAAAACAAATCATTTTATTGAGGGAAATGTTATGATTTTTAAAAATAATTTAATAGATTATTTATTTACTAATAACTTAAAATTATTATATAATTTATTAAATGATCAATATTCTTTTGATATAAATTGGGTAGAATGGTATTATAAAATTTATGATATAGATAAAGATTTAGTATATAATAAATTTAAAAAATATAACTTATTAGGTAATAATTTAAATAATAAAAGTGATAAAATTTTTACTCATGATCCAGAATTCTTTATTAAGATGATTAAGAGCCCTATGATTAATTATCAATTTAGGGATGGAATGATAGAACATTTATTTGAAAGAGTTTATTTAAATTTAATACTAACATTAGATCTTAATTATATTATTATTGAATAAAAATAAATATAAATTATTTTTTTTTATTTAAGCTATTATTATAAAATAAAAAATATTTAATTTATATATAACTTATTATGGAAAATCAAATAACTATAAAAGGAAAAAATAAAACAGTAGTAATTTCCAAAGAAAAGGATGAAGCTATGAAAGCATGGTGGAATCAATATATAAAAGATAATAGAGATAAGAATTTAATAAAAGTTGGCAACCATTATATCTCTCATGAAAAAAATGAAGCAATGAAAGCTTGGTTAAAACAAAAAAAATTTGAGCAAGGAAAGCTTTGGGAAAATGCTCGTATAGAAAAAGAAAGATTAGAAAAAGAAAGATTAGAAAAAGAAAAGATTAAACAAGAAAAAATTAATCAGCAAAGACTAAGATTAGAAAAAGAAGAAAGAGAAAAAATAAACCAGGAAAGAATAAGATTAGAGCAAGAAGAAAGAGAAAGAATAAATAAGGAAAGAATAAGATTAGAGCAAGAAGAAAGAGAAAGAAAAAGATTAGAGCAAGAAGAAAGAGAAAGAAAAAGATTAGAGCAAGAAGAAAGAGAAAGAAAAAGATTAGAGCAAGAAGAAAGAGAAAGAAAAAGAAAAAGATTAGAGCAAGAAGAAATAGAAAGAAAAAGATTAGAGGAAGAAAAAAAACCAAAATTTGTAAGAGTTGGAAAATGGATAATAACTCAAGAAAGACATGAACAAATGTTAGAATTATATAATGAAATAAAAAAGAAGAAAGAAAAAGAGAAATTAATAAAAATAGGAAATTTTTATATAACACAAGAAAAACATGAACAAATGTTAGAATTTTTTAAGAAAAAAAAATTAATTAAAGTTGGTAATAATTACATTACACAAGAAAGACATGAACAAATGAAATTATGGTATAAAGAAACACTAGAAAAGTCTAAACAAGAGAATAAAGTGAAAATAGGGAATGTTGAAATAACTGAAAGTAAAAATATTGAAATGGCTAACTGGTGGAATGCGGTAATTGATGAACATAAAGTTAATCAAGATTCAATTGATTCTTTTATTGATTCAAACAGTGAAGATTTTAAAGAGGATTGTAATGAATATATTAATAATAATATTGTATCAGATATATTAAGAGAAGCAATTAGTTTATCTTTAACATCAATAGCATTAGATAGGTCTAGTAAAGGACTACAATATTTAAAAAATAATAATTTAACTGGTAATTTTTCTTCTGTTCAAGAAATGTCTATCTTATCGAAAGCATTAGAAAATAATTGTCTTGAAAAGCAAAATAAAGTATTTAGTTTATTACAAGATAATGGATATTATTTATTTCACAAATATTTGTTAGGTATTGAAAGTGTATCAAATAATATAAATTATGACTTAATCTATAATAATATATCTAAAGATTTTAAAAATAATAAATATTATGCTCATTTACATTGTTATGATATTTCAAGATTTGATGAAATATATGAAAAATATATAGATAAAATAGGTGAATATTTTTCAATTATAATTACATATAGTATAGGAGATAATAGTATACAGAATAAGAGATTTGTTGTATTAAAAATACCAAATAAAGGTATGGATATTGGTGGAAAATTTTGTGCAGTTAAATATTTAAATGACTATAATATTCAATATGATTATATACTATTTTTACATTCAAAATCAAATCCAAAAACACGTAAAAAATATTTTGAACCATTAATAAATAATTTAGATGATGAATTTATACAAAATATAAATGGAAATAATGGATATTTTCCAGATATTAAATGGGAAATTGTAGGAGATAAAATAAATTGGATTAGTAATAATCCAGATTTTAATAATTATAAAAATAAAAATTTTCCAGAGAGAAATAATTTATATAGAAATGAATTTTTAAGATATTGTAAAGCTACTAACAATACAAATCAATTTATTGAAGGAAATTGTTATATTCTTTCTAAAAAAGTTGTTGATAAATTATATACTAATCCTTTATTTTATAATATTTTAAATACAGATTCTAGTTTTGATTATAATTGGGTAATTAATGCTTATGATATTAAAGGAAACATTTACAAAGTTTATAAACAATTTACTGATAAAAATTTATTACCAAGGAATCAAACATCATTTGATGGGTATTTTGAACATGTATTTGAGAGAGTAGTATTAAATTTTTGTGATAATTATAAAATTTTGAAAGAAACTAATGCAATTAATCTTATTGGGTTAAAAAATTTAAATGTTTCTATAAAGGATAACTTATTTTTATTAAAAAATTATTTTAATAAATTAAATAAAAAAAGTAAAATTTATATTTATGATATTTCTGAAATAAAAAATATTAATTATAATATTAAAACAATTTTTTGTATTCAACCATTTGAAATGAGAAGTTTAGTTCCATTTTTATCAAATTTTAAAATTAAACCAGAAATATTATGGGTATGGGAATTTAAATCACTGCCACAAATATTTAAATATTATGAAAAATATTTTAGTAAAGTTTATCTTCCATCACAATTTTGTTATGATATATTTTCAAAACATTTATCAATCCCTATTGAAAAAGTTGAATTAAAATCTATGATACATGATTATATAGATAAGATACCAGATCATAAAATAAAAAATCAAAAAATTAACAACATATTAGAAAATACTAATAATAAAACTATATATGGTTTTTGTTTTGATTTAAATAGTTCAATATTAAGAAAGAATCCATTAAATTTAGTCAAAGCATTTAATAATTTAAATGATGAAACAAAAGTATTAATTTTAAAGTATAGGCTTCCAAGAGGTAATAGTTTTTTTAATAATATAGAAAATGATATATATAATAGTTTTATTATAGAAGTAAAAAAAAATAAAAATATTTATTGTTTAACAGATGAGTTAGAACCATTAGATTTATATAAATTATATACAAATTTTGATTATTATATAAGTCCACATTGTGGCGAAGGATTTGGAATTACAATATATGATAATATGGTACTTGGTAATAAAATAATTTCACCTTATTATTCTGGAGAGACAGAGTATCTATACAGAGAAGACATAATAGAATTAGAATATGAAGAGAAACAGATTACAGGATTAAGAGAACATCCAATTTATAAAGACATGAAGGATTTAAAAGGAGCTTATATTAGTGTTGAAAGTATTATGAGAGGTTTAAATAATATAATTGGAGACGAAATATATATATTGGGAAATGGGCCATCATTAAAAAATTGTGACTTTAACTTTTTGAAAAATAAAACAACATTTGCTTTAAATTCATCATATAAAAAATTTGTAGAATTAGATTTTTATCCGAGTTATTTTGGATGTTTTGACCCAAAACTTATAGAATGTCATTATGATAAATTTGTGCAATTAATGAATGAAAATAATAAGATAAAAAAATTCTTTTTTTTAAATGAAAATAATAAAGGACAAAAACAATTTTCATTTCAAGATGAAAATAAATCTAGATATCAAAAAATTAATTTTTTACCACCTCAAGAAAAATACATAAACACAAGTAGTTTTAATAAATTTTATAAAATGCATAATAGTGGAGCAACAGCAACATTAATTAGTATATTATTAGGTTACAAAAAAATTATTTTATTAGGATGTGATGGTAATTATGTAGAACAAATTCCAGAAACAAGATTGATTGATGCTTCAACAAAAACTTTACAAATTTTAGAAACTCCTGAAAAAAATCCTAATTATTGGTTTGATAATTATCAAGAAAAAGGCGAAATATATAGTGTACCAGATGGTAATAGTTGTCATATGAAAGGATGGGAATTATTATATCAAGCAAGTAAAATTCATAACGTCCAAATTATAAATGAAAACCTAGAATCTAAAATACCTTATTTTAAAAAAACTAAAAATAATATTGATATTGAATTAATGAATAAAGATAATTTAAAAAAATTTATAGATTCAAAATTCAATAAATTAAATTACTATATTAATAAAAATATTAAATTTAAAACTATATATCAATCATCATTATCAAAAGATTATATACATATTCCAAATCATCAATTATGTAATGATAATCTAATTGAGAATAGATGTAAAATAAATGATTATAAAATTAACATGAATAAAAAAATATTAACATTTATTATTGCTATTAAAAATAGGAATATTAGAACCAATATATGCTTAAATTATTTAGTTGATGCAATGAAAGGCTATGAAGAATTATTTGATATAATTGTTGTTGAAGAAAAATCTGAAAACCTATTTATTCCAAATAAATCTTATAATATAAAACATATTAAAATAGAAAATAGAAATAGAAAATTTAATCTTAGTTTGTTGCGTAATATAGGTATAAAACAAGCAAAAACTAAATTTGTTTGTATGTATGATTGTGATTTTTTAGTAAAAGATATATCAAAATTAATGAAAACTTTATGCTACTATTATCAAGATAATAATAAATTGTTTAGATGTTCTTTATATGAAACTCATAATATAGTTAGAGAAGAATTAGAACCATATAGTTATATATGGGTATATAATATATATATACTAAAGGAAATTAATTATTTTAATGAAAATTTTGAGGGTTGGGGTTTTGAAGAAGTTGATTTGGTATCAAGACAATTTTCAAAAAATAATAATAAATTAATTCATATTTTTAATGATTTTTTACATTTATCGCACGATAATTTATCACGAGATAAAATAAAATTAAAAAATAACGAGAATCAATTTAATAAATCAATATTGGTACCAAATAACTTTTATAAAGTAAATTTTAAACTCAATAATAATTTGATTATAATAAATTATGATTCAGAAATAACTATATTAAATGATATAAATTCTATAGTGTATTTACCAAATTGTTGCGATGTGATATTAGTTGGTGAAGATAATTTTAAATGTAATGTAGTTGGTAATATTGTATCTATTCCTTTAGATGGTAAAATTAACAATTTATATGAATCAATAATTTTATTAGGATTCAAAAAAATTCCTTATTATTTTAATTTAGATAAGTGTAGAAATAGTATTGGTATAATAACACCTTCATTAAATCCTCCTATAAATATCTATGAAGAACATCTTAATTATATTAATAATCAACAAAGTAAAAATTACGTCCATATTACAATTGATTCTTATTCAAATAATAGCGCAATATATAAATTTTTTGAAATTGATAATCCAAGATCAATATATATTAAAAATAAATCTAAAATAGTAAAGGCTATTCAAAATGGATATGAATTATTATCTAATAATTGTGAATATTGGTTATGGTTAAATGTTGATGATTTCTTTTATAATGAAAAAACTTTGTCTATTGTTGAAGAATATGTTTTTAAAAATAAGGATATAGATATCTTTTATGGAAATAGTATTTATAAACAATATGATACAAAAGAAATAAAAAAAGCATGGATTAATAAGAATATTGAATTTAATCCTATAGAATCTTTTATTTCGCATGTTGGTATATCTCAACCATCGGTTTATATTAAAAAAAATAAATTAACAGAGAATTGTATTTATAATATCTCAGAAAGTAATTGTTTTGATTATGAATTATGGATTAAATTTGCATTTAAAAAACTTAAATTTAAATATATTAATGAAGATTTATCAATATATAATTTTTCTGATGGTAATATTACTAGTAGTTTGAGAGAAATACAATTAAGACAAACTTGCGCAATTGTAAAAGAATACTATAAGTTTGTTCCTATTAGTTGGATAAAAAGACTTTCTGATTATATTTATAATAAAAATGATGGAATATGGAAAAATGATAATAATATTTCTTTTGATAAAATTAGAAAAGTAAATAAAATTTATAATTATAATATAAATATTGATTCATTATTAAAAGATAAAAATTTAAATAATAAATATTTTATTGATTTATATAATGAAACACAACTTAGTGAATATCAAGAAATAAAAAGAGCTATAATATTAGGGAATGGGCCTTCACTAAGAGAAATAGATTTAAAGTCATTGTCTAATTATTTAACTTTGGGAATGAATTCTGCTTATAGATATTGGGAAAAAATTGATTGGTATCCAGATTTTTATATTTGTTGTGATTTAGCTTTATACGAAACACATTGGAAAAAGATAAATGAGTTTATTAAAAAAAATATATTCAAAAAAATTATTTTATTACCACAGTTTGAAAAATACAATAAAAATATTAATAACGAGTCAAATGTATTTTTAATAAATACAGATAATATTATTAAAAAGTATAATTTTATTACAACAGGTAGTATGGGAATATATTATTTTAAAGAAATTCTTGGTATAGACACTATTTACATATCAGGAATTGACTGCAATTATGTTGATTTAATAAACGAAGCAGAATTAAAAATAAGAGAACCTGGTGACATAACAAGAAAACTTATAGTAAAAAATAGTGTTGATTATAATCCAAATTATTTTTTTAATGATTATCAACAACCAAATGATATTTATCATATTCCAAATAAAGAAATGCATATTAAATCTTGGGAAATTTTATATGAAAAGGGTATAGATATCAAGAATATTTGTATGAGTTCAAAGCTAAATATTTTTAAAAAAGAAAAACTTTCTGATATTAATTATAATAATATTGAAGATATTGAAAAAAATAATCATAATTATTTAGGAAAAAAAGTTTTTAGTTTTTTAATAATTATTAATGATGATTCATTTAACAACCATTTATTTGAAATATTTGAGAAATTAAATTATAAAAAAATAATTCCTGTAGATTTTAGAATATATTTATTAGAAAATAGTAATTCACCTTTAATTACTGAACAAGTAATAAGATACAAAAAAGAAAATCTTGATAATTTGAATATTGTTATTTCAAATAAATACAAAAATATATCAAAGGAAACATTAGATTATATAAAAAAATATGAATGTGCAACATGTAATATAAAACATTTTAATACTTTGAATGAAATAATAAACTTTATAAATAATATGTAATCAAAATTTATATATATATATATATGAAAGTTTATTTAGGTTTATTCGGGAATTATCGAACTTTTTAAAAAACTTTCGAAAATCTATTTAGTCATTTAATTGATAATAATCCACACTGTAGTTTTGATATATATATTAATACAGAAAATAAATCAATATATCAACACAAAAAATGGAAAAATACAACTTATCCAAATTATGCAAATTATACTGAAGATGAATTAAATACTTTGTTTCAAAAATGTTATAAATCAAATTTAAAAAAAATAACTTATTATACAATTGATGGAAAGACATTTCCTTTTTATGCAAGAATTAAACATTTAATCAATGAACATAATGATAATAATAATGAAAAATACGATTTATATTTTTTTATGCGAATAGATTGTATTTTTTTAAAAAAACTAGACCTTTATAATTATGCAAATAAATTAGAAAAAAATATGATAAAACTAATTTGCGGTAATATTTGCGACCCAAACAGAGAGTCTCATGATAGAGATTGGGATTGGGGTATCGTGTCAAAAAATATTGATAATATTTATAAATTTGTTTTACAAGATTTTGATATTTTAACCCCAGATGATAGGGAATTACAAAAAATGGCAAAAGTAACAAAGTGTAATAATTTATTTACAAGATATGATTTACCTTTACCATCAGAAATAGAAAAAAAATATAAAAGCGAATGGCATTATAGAATTAATTGCATGATTTATTCATTTAATAAACTAGTAGGACCTTTATGGTATGAAGATGATTTTTTTTTATCTATAGTAAGGTAAAGATATATACATTTTATTGCTGTAAATTAATGATAGAGTATAAAAATTTTATATAACAAAGAAATTTTGAATTTAAAAAGAAAATATAAATATTATTTAAATAATTAAATAATATATATATATATGAGTATTAAAACTGAATCAGATAATGATCAGATAAAAGAATTAGACAGTAATTCAAATTTAATATATGATAGATTTCCTTCAAAACTCAATTCTCTTTTCCATTTAAAATATTTTTTAAATAATGAAATAAAAACGGTTATTGATATAGGTATTTTAACAGGTACTTACGAATTAATTAGAGCTTTTAAAAAATGTAAACATGTTTTAGTTGAACCAGTACCTGATTTTTTTGAAAATATAAATAAAGTTTACACTAATAATAAAATCGATTATGATTTATTAGAAATAGCTTGTGCTGAAAAAAATGGAAAAACTAAATTAAATATTTATAATCATATGTCTAATAACAATTTACCAACAGGTTCAGGTATAATAGAAGCAGATGGCAATCCAGACTCTGTAAGAGAATCCTTAAAAATAATTGATGTAGAAACTAAAAATTTAGATGAAATTTGTAAAAACTACCAAACTCCATATATTATTAAAATTGATGTTGATGGACATGAGTTAGAAATTTTAAAAGGAGCAAAAAATTGTTTAAAAGATACTTTTATTTTTATTGTTGAAGCATGGACAAATAGAATTTCTAATATAATAAATATATTAAGTGAGATGGGATTTGAGTTGTGGGAAATTACAGATATTTGTTACATGAGAGGTCAAATGTCTCAGGTTGACCTAATTTTTTTAAATAAAAATTTAAAAAATAATGAAAAATATAAAGAGCTAACACCAAGAAATTTTGGATTTAAAAGTAAAGATAAGGGGTCATATTTTTGTTTCGTAGAACGCGCAATAAGCGATGAACAATTTAAAATATATAAAAACTTTGATAAGATTATTATTTAGAGTTAATGAATAATAAAAAAATTATATACTGCTTTATCAAATGTAATTAATAATATTATATAATAATATTATATAATAATATATATAAAAATATTATATAATAATATATAAAAAAATATGACTTTAAAATATACTTTGGCAGACGACCCAAATCTTGATTGGTTACCCTTTTCTATTATATATGAAGATGAGAAAATAAAGATTTTTAAAGCATGTAGTACAGCATGGTGGGTTCCATTTCAAAATGTATCTCCTTATTTAACAAAAAATATTTATATTTTTGGTGAAGATTATGGTCCAACAACAGGAATTCAAATTCATCATCAAAATCCTAAAGATTTTTTACAAAACATGGAATATCCTGAAAATTTTTGTTTTTTGTCAAATGAAGAAAATACACATAAAGCTCGTATAGAAAATGGTTTTACTTCTATACATTGTAATATTAATACTTTTATAAATCATAATATATTTGATATTAAACCAATAAAAAAAAAATATAATATGGTTATAAATTCTAGAATTAAAGATTGGAAAGGGTTTCATTTAGCATCAGAAATGGAAAATTTAGCATTAATAGCAAGTAGATGGGGAATTGAAAATCAATTAGGTTCAAATTCTGATGACTATCTTAAATTAAATTATACTTATCTGAATCATAAAAAATTAAGCCCAGATGAAGTTTGCAATATTTATAACGAGTCAAATGTCGGAGGTATATTTTCAAGAGCTGAAGGTGCTTGTAGAGCTTCTAGCGAATATTTATTATGTGGTTTACCGGTTATTTCAGCAAACTCTATAGGAGGTAGAGATGTTTGGTATGATGATTATAATAGTATTACTGTTGATTGTAGACCAGAAAATAAAGATGCGCAAATTCAAATTAAATACGCATATGAAAAAATAATGAAAGAAAAAAAAGATCCGCATATAATTAGAGAAAATCATTTAACAAAAATGAAGATATTTGAAAATAATTTAATTGATCATATCCAAAGCATTTTTGATGAAAATAATGTTAATAAAAAAGCCAGAGATTGGTATTATCAAGACTTAATGAATAATAAAAAAAAATTGAGTCCTCCTCCTAGCTTCAAAATAAAAAATATTATAGAACAACTTAAAAATTAAATATATATATATTAGATAATGTGTGATGAAACAAAATTAATATATGATATAATTAAAGATAAATTTAACAATGGTTTTATGATTGATGTGGGGGCTTTTTCCGGTGGAACTTGTAGAAAGTTTGTTCTACTAAATTGGAATGTTACTGCTTTTGAACCAAATCCTGAAAGATATCAACATATTGAAGATTATTTAGAAAAAAATCCTGATAAAAATAGATATTTAACACTTGAAAAGAAATGTGTAAATTATAAAGAAGAAGATAATTTAACA